TTAATTCTGTTACTTCATCTCTACCTCTTAAAACAGTTTTAGGAACACCTAAAAGAGTTGCTCTTAATCTAATAGCTTCATCATGATTAATATTATCCATAATTGATGGATCAACTTGTACAACATTCATTGCTAATCCATATAATCTTTCAATAGCAACAGATTCTTCCATTCTTTGAGAACGAGCAAGTGGGCCAACATACTCTACATCTATTTGTTGTCCTTTAATTACATCTGGTTCTGGCATTAATGCACCTGCTCTTAACATAATACCAAATGTTCTTTCAATTAATGGATTTAAAAATTCACTTTGAAATCTCCCTAATGTTGGGCCAAGAAGTCTTTGCATTAATTCATATCTAACTTGTACTTCTGTTGCCGTCATTTGTGGGCCTTCTTGTAATTGTAATTGATCTGAATAATATGCTTGTCTAATTGCTGTTCTTAATTGAGTTTCTTTCATATCAGTTATTTGCCAATTAGAACCAATTTGTAATGGTTTAATCGCACCATCTGATCTAACTACTGTAATTCCAGCAGGTGTCATTCTAACTCTACCAATTACACCATCATCTTGAACAAGTAATGGTGGATCAATAGCTTTTGCCCAAGCCTTTAATCCTATTTCAACTGCTTTATTTAAAGTTTTAATATCTGGTAATGCATTATAAGAAGGCGATCTTCCAAAAATTTCCCCTGTTGCTTTTGCCCATCTAGGAACTAAATAAGGAAATTCATTATAGCCGCCTGTACGAACAACCATTTTATCTTCAACACAAACATGGCAAGAATGAAATGGTAATTTAGTTGATGCTTTTCCTAATGCTCTTTCATAATCTTTTGTAGGTTCTATAGCATGAATAAAATTAAAATTTTTATCTGGTTTATTTTTTGATGCTTCTATTATTTTTTCACCTAAATTATCTTCACCAAATTCTTCAATTGCTTGTCTTGCAGTAAGTTTATATTTTCTGTAAAGTGTATCTACTTGTCCATTTATATTTTCTTGAATAAAATATTCTGCAATATGTAGTGTATTAAAATGTATTCCATCATTTGCAAATCCATTATTACCTTCTTCTACAAACATAGAGCCTGTTCCAACTGAACATAAATCTAAATATAATTCATGTACTTCTGTATTAAAATTAGATTCATTAAATGTATCATACATTCTTCTTGCTGAATCTTCTAACCATAATTGAACATCTCTATTTTCATTTAATTCTTTATCTCTTAACTTTAAATGAAACCAAGGTAATGAAGGTGATGTAAGTGTTCCTTGTAAACTTGCGGCTAATAAATTATTTGCTGTGATAGCTGTTGAATCAAATAATACTTCTGTTCGTTTTGTTCCTTTAGCACGGACAAAAGTAACATCTGCTTTTCTTGGCATTACATAATCTAAAATATCTTGCCAATGATCTTCCCAAGTTTGTCGGTCAGATTCTAATGCAGAACATCTTTTTTTAATATATTCAAATGTAGTTGCCATTAATATTTTTTACCACCTAATAATGAAGTTGAAGTTGTTGCTTCTTCTTCTATACCTTCACCTGTATTTAAAATAGTAGAACCCATACCTTTTTTCTTTGTATCAATCATTTTTTTCTTTTCAGCCGCTACTTTAGCTTCAGCTTTAGCCGCCGCATCTTCTACTCTAGTATCTACTGGTGGTGGCATTTGTGGTTGTGCTTTTCCGCCCATATTATTTTTTATATCCTTTTATCCATTTACATTCGTCTTTTAACATACCATATACTGCCGCATCAACGAATTCATTATTAATTTTCATAACTTTTCTGACTATACCTTCTTTTATCCATCCTGTCCCAGATAAAATGCGTTCATTCCTTTCGTACCCATTACGACATACAGCCGTCATCCTTCCGCATTTTAATTGGTTAAAACCATAGTCAAAGACATATTTTATATGTTTTCTTGTAAATAATCTAGGGGTTTCTATAGATAAATGAACATATATATTATGACCATCAAAATCTGTAAAAAGGAATCCTCCTAATATTTTATCTTCTTCAATAAATCCTATATAGGAAAATTGATCTCCAATATCGGCAGATATATAACATTTCTTTTTTAGGTATTCTCCAATGGCTTTTCTCCATTTATCGTCAGTTACGACTTCTACCATAAAAAATTATGCTTTAACTTTTTTCTTTTTACCCATACCTAATGCTGTTTTTGCAACATTAGCTTCATCTTCAATACCTTCTGATCCTGTCATAATAGTTGATCCACCATGTCCACTTGATGCTAAAGTTTGTCTTTTACTTGCTTTAGTAGGTGCATCTACTGTTTGTGCAGGTTGTTGTTGAATAACAACTTGTGCAGGTTGTTGTTGTCTTTTAAAGATTCTTGTTACTGCTCTAAAAAATCCGCCCATATGTCCTTTCTTTAATTAAATAAATTAAACTCCGAATCAGAACGCACCTGCAAAGGTTCATAATTTTTAACCCTTGCTTTTCTTAATGACATAACACAATATCTTAATGCTGATATTACATCATCATGAATAGGAACGATCTTTCCTTCTTTCCTATGGTACATACGCAATTCCTCCAACAGTTTACCTTGATTTTTAAAGATTTTCAATCTTTTAGTTTGAAATCTTGTCAACATTTGCATAATACCAGCTTCTACTGAATTACCACCTGTTCCTTCTTTCATACCTTGTGATGGTGGATTACTGAAGTGTTCTCTTAACATATTAACACTTTCTTTTCTATATTGTTCTGTAAGATTTTTACCCGATCCTTTATCTGCTTGTCTTCCATCCATAGGCCATATTACAGGAATCCATTTACCCCTAGCATTTATAGCAGAAGCATGAACAGGTACTGTTTCTTGACGAAGTGAATAACTATCATATACATAAACAATATCACTATCTCTATCCCAAGCAATCCAAGCTACTGCTGTTGGGTGATCCCATCCAAAATCAATTCCACATAGTCTAGGCCAATGATCTGGTATATCTATAGGATCACATAATAAATCTTCTTCTGGTAATGGAAATACTAAACCAGAACCAAGTACAGGAATACCTTTTTCTCTCATTTTTCTTTCGTGTGGTGGTAATGCTTCTAATATTTGTTTTCTAACTGTATCTGTCATATGGGGTGCATCATCCCAAGTAGCTTGTAATAAGGCTTGTCCATCTTTTATATTATTTATAAATTGTGCAACTGTTTCTGTCATTCCTTGTTCTGGTGTAAATGTCATAAATACAATACCACCTTTATCTGCTGTTCTTGTTAATGCTTGTGAATAAATTGATGGTGGCGGTTCTTCATCTAACCAAATAACATCAATAGATTCTCCCATCCATTTTTCTTTACCCATTTCATATGCTTTAAATCCTATACGAGAATATCCACCTGTAATATGTTTTACTACAACAGAATTTATTGCATTAGGTACACCAGCTTTTCTAACTGTATCACCAATAGAATTTAATGGAATAGAACCTGTACCCCTTGCTGTCGGATCATCTGGTTGGCCGACAAGTTCTTTTTGGCAAACATCCCTAGTGGTTTCATTAGAAACACCCCCTGCCCAGCATCTTACTGGTCGGTTAAATCGTTTACCAGCCCACCAGCTTGGGTATTTCCCAGTCGCATGGTATGCTATTTCCATAGCCCCGCAAAAGGACTTGCCGACACGATTCCCTGCCATTAGCAATCTTTGTTGTGCTAATGTATTGTGGAATTTCTTTTGGTAATCATATGGTACATATTCATCCATACGATTTGTTGCTTTTCTTCTTTCTAATTCTTTTGCTATCTTTATAGCTTTTGATAAAACTTCCTCATCCATTATGTCATCCAATTTACTATTGCTCTTACTGAAAGACCAAAATAAACTAATTCCATTAATGTTCTAGGTATATCTCTATCTCTCATACCTATAAATACCCAAAAACTTGTAGAAAGACAAGCACTTCCCCATCCTAATGATTGAATTACTGGATTACCAAAGTGATCCCCGTCAGATAGTATATAAATACTTATCATAGCTAGAAAGAAACCAATCCAACGATAGTTAGTCAATTCTTGATAATAACGGATTTTCATGATAGGGGAGTTCCTCCGTCATTAAATTATTCCTTTGTTGATGATTTTTTTACTTCGTTTTCGTATGTAAGATTTTCAGCTTTAGAACAATGGCAATTATCACAAGTACACGGATCGCCGTCATAATGATGATTATGTAAGCCACTTTCACAATGACAATTACAATGACAATCTTTACATTTAAAATTTCCCATTATTTATTATATACCTATTCCTATAAAAATTAAAATAATAACTATAATTATAATCATCCATTTTTCAGTAGGATTATGAAAGACTTTCATTACTCCTTTATTATTTTAATACGATTTTTTTAATTGATTTTGAGCCATCTTTATTAATCTCTACTTCAGCTTCAGTTTTAATACATTTATAAGTTACTGTTTCGCTATATTGTCGTTCAGCTTCTCGCTTTCCACGAAGGCACATACCCATTGAATCTTGGATTCTATGCTCCTTGATCTCAAAATTTATAAACATTAAAAGGGCGACCACAGTTTCCATTTAATGTGTACTCCCATTCTTATAGTGCATTTCTCTATTTTGATCTTTAAGTTTTTCAATATCATCTAAAACTTTATCCATTTGTTTTCTTAAAAATTCTATATTCACTTTATTCAAAGCCATATTTTCAATATGTTTATTTAACTTATCGGTAGTTTTATATAAATCTTCAATCATCATAAATTGTTCGGAATCTGCGGGAAGCGAACCTAATTGACCTCGTGGCCACTTGATTCTAAATTCTGTATTTTCAGTTAAATCTTTTTCCATTAATTCTAATGTTGTTGAAATTTTATTTTGAGTTTCAATAATACCAAAGTAAGCCCAAGTGCCGATAGCTACCATAGCAATCAAGGATAAAACTGTTTTCATTGGCATTTGAACTGCCGCTTCTTCTGATATTTTTAAAGGTTTATCTCTCATTACAAACTTTCTTTCCCCATTTCCATGTTTGAGTTATTGATCTCTTTTCTTGTAACTTATCGTTTTTAGAATCAGTTTCAGTAACTCCTACTTCTACACTTGTTTTATCTGGACATACAGCAGTATTAAGAATATTTGCTTTACATCCAGCTAAACCCACTCCAATTAAGAGTAGGAAAAGGAATGCTATGACCATCCTTTCATTTATCATCTTTCTTCTTCTTCTTTTTAGTCTTTTTCTTAAATGATTTAATAGTATTTTTAATTTGTTTAATTTGTTTAGATAATATGACTTGTCCTTGTTGAAGTTTAAAGACCTGTTCTTTCATAGTCCAAGTTTCTTTTAAATTCCACCCTACTAATGCTATTAAAGCCGCTAAAGCTAATCCTACAATTTTATCTTTTAAGTCCATCTTTCCATTTCTTATACCCTTTAGTCCAATCTTCTCTATGTAGTATATCCCATTTAGTCCAAGCCCACGAGTTAATTTTACCTGTCCAACCTTGAATCCATAGTAATATATCCATTTTAATATTTTTAATCATTATTTACCTTGTCCCCTGTATCGCTTATACGATTTCTTTTCTTGTTTATTCATCCGTTTCTTATGGCGACCAATTTTGGGCTTTGTTTTCTTTTCATAAGTGTTTACTCCCCACTTGGGTGCTTTTGCCATTAGAATAGTATATCAAATATTACTTCTTGTGTATATATTTTCTACGCAACTTGCGGGGGTTCATTAATTGGAAGATTTCAGCTTCTGTCATATGTTCCTTATCATCAAAGCCATTATGATGGGTTTTAGTATATTCATACCGATCTACCAGAACATAGCGATAAATATAATTACCCTTCTGAAAATGAATTAAAGTTTTAGGTTTATTGATTTGTATAAATTTACGCATTTTTTAAGTACCTTTCTTTTATCTCTTTATGGGTTAAATTCTGTTCTTCCTTTGTTCTCTTATGTTCGGGATCAATCTTATTATGATCTATAACATCTACTAAA